GCACGCCACTTGAAGTACAGGGTAGTATTGTACACAGACAATCCAGATACCTTGGATTACTATGAGATAATGACCGTGAAAAACTTGATGTGATGGTCATCTCTGATAAACTCAAATGCATTTTCGTTCGTGTTCCAAAGAACGCAAGCACCTCAATGGAAGAGGCGCTAATAAACGAAGACCCTAACTGCATAACAGGGGACGGCAACAATCCACCATACGGACATGAACTTGCAAGTAAGGTGCGCCTTATCGCAGGGGAGGAGCGATGGAAATCCTACTTCAAGTTTGCTTTTGTTCGAGAACCTAAAGAGAGATTCATATCTTCATTCGTTTACAACGCTGACTATACCTTTCCAGATCAACACAACTTACATTGGCTGCTCAACGATGAGTATCATCTCGAGCGCTCACTCAACAGGGTTATAAACAAGCACATGTTTGCGCAGTTCCATGTATACGATAAGCATTGGAGCAAACCAAAGAATGCATATCAGCAAGTTCATTGGCTTGATGAAGAACTATGGCTTGGCAATGTGTCTAATCTCAAGGAAGATTGGAGTTATGTCTGCAAACAAATAGGTGTAGACTTACCGCTTCCATGGACCAACACCACTACCTCTAAGCAATGGACGATAGATAAGGAGACACGGCTACTGCTTTCCCTGTACTACAAAGAAGATTTTACTTTATACAAAAGCATATGCAAGACCTAAACGAAATAAGAAAGGCTGGTCAGCCAATTCATTGGTACGTGGTAGACATCATGTGGCAAACACGCCGAGGAAAGAAGATGTCATTACACAAGTGGCACGACATGGAGTGTGTAAGCCGAGCAAAGACTCTGATGCACCTCAACAAAGACAACAAGGCCCTTAACTTTTTAGAGGATCAAACTAAACTGACAGCCAAGAAAGAAAATTTCAGAGTGTTCAGCATCAAGTCTCAAAAGATTGTCGGATATTCGGAACTCCATAAAGAAGAAGACTATGCCAGCGAATGGGGCTAACTCAATCACAATGTTCCCGTCAATCACAGCGATTGACAATCCATACTACATCACGTTAGACTCTGCCCTTAACCGAATCATTGAAGGCAAGAGCAAAGATAAGGTCGAGCAAGTAAGATCTGGAGACAAGCAGGTTAAGAAGACACTGCCGGTATCGCTGTTCTCTGGAGTCTTCATGGGCAGAAGAGATGAGCAGATACAAGGTCATAGCGGTATCATCGTGCTGGACTTCGACCACATCGACACCAATGATTATAAGGCATTACTCGGTACTGATGAATACATACGAGCATGCTGGGTGTCTCCAAGTGGAGACGGTCTCAAGGCGCTTGTCCGTATCAGTAACCCCGAGCGACATCGTGACCACTTCCGTGCATTACAATCTTACTTTGAAAGAAACTATGGGTTAGAGGTAGACCCTTCTGGGATTAATGTATCGCGCGCCTGCTTCGAGAGTTACGACCCAGACCTCATCAAGAACGATGAGTGTAAGGTGTTCGGTGCTATGCTATCGGAAAGTAGCCAACACCAGGAAGTAGTACAGCAAGACTCCTACACCGACTACGATAAGATAGACATCGTTGCACGCATGATACGCAAGGCACCCGATGGGCAGAAGCACAACACACTATTACGTGCGGCTATCCTATGTGGTGGATACATCAGCGCAGGGCGGATGGAGGAGCAAGAGGCCATTCGCGTAATAGAGCGTGAACTCATGCGCAGGGATGTAGATGACATGGACCTGGCACGCAAGACCATTATGGATGGTATTACGCAGGGGCGCTCGATGCCCATACGTGAGGTCATTGATGATGAGAACAAGATTCGTAGAGAGATGCGTATCAACGATGGCGATATGTCTTTCATCTCCTCGGACCACCATGATTTGGAATGGATTAACAAGTTCGCCAACGGAGAAATAGAGAAGGGACTAAGCACAGGCTTTCCCAAACTCGACAAGCACTTCCTGTTTAAGAAAGAGTTTACCATCATCAATGGACATAGCAACGTAGGTAAGACAACGACAGCGCTGTATCTAATGGTGTCTGCTTCAGTGCTACATGGTTGGCGTTGGATTATATACTCCTCGGAGAACAAGACTGCCTCTATTAAGATGAGGTTGATGGAGTTCTTGGTTGACCTACGTATCACTGACATGCACTACGAGGAACGTATCGCTGCATACAAGTGGGTCAATGAGCACTTCACAGTTATCAGTAACAAGCAAGTATATAGTTACACAGACCTGCTTGTGTTTGCTGAGAAACTCATACGCCAGGAGAAGTACGATGGGTTCTTGATTGATCCATACAACTCACTCAAGACTACGATATCTAAGGGGGCGCAACTGTCCTCACACGAATACCACTATGAAGCGGCATCTGAAATGCTGACGTTTAGCGTTACTAATAACATGGCGATATGGCTGAACACTCACAGCATTACGGAGGCACAGCGTATAACAGGGCCCGATGGTTTACCTGTTGCACCTGGTGCGGCCATGACTGAAGGCGGTGGTAAGTTCGTGAACCGCTGCGATTCCTTCTTGACATTTCATAGAAAGGTTCAGTCCGATGAGCACGCTATACGTATACGCACGGAGATACACGTACGTAAACAACGCAACCAAGAGACGGGCGGTATGCCGACACCATATCTGGATCCTATCCTTATAGAAATCAATTCATCTTACACAGGTTTCACTGAACTTGGAACAGGTGTTAAAAACTTTAAGCCGTTAGCATACAAGAACAGCACATTGGACTTATATTAGAGTGTGAATGAATACGAAGAAATCATTGTAACTCTACCGAAGCCACCGTCGCTCAACCAGTTCTACTCTGGTAGGCACTATGCGGTGCGCAAGAAGTATAAGGACAAGTACTGGGATGAAATTGCAAAGGCCATGGACAAGTTGGATAAGTTCAGTATGGACAAAATGTCTATACATGTTCGCTACAACTGTCGCTTCGATGTTGATAACGCTATATGTTGTTGTAAGTTTTTGGCGGATTATTTGCGAAATCATGGGTATATTCAAGATGACAACCCAAAGTTCTTTACGTCACAGTCAACAGCATATGACCCGACGTTAGAGAAGGATGAGTTTGTTGCCAAAATAAAATGCCATGGATATCAAATCGTTGAGTGAGGTTTACTTTCTTGCGACCAGCCGCATGCACGAGGCAGCGACTGAGTTGTACGAGAGCCTGCATACAAACGCAGGGTCTCCAAGAACGGACGCCGAGAGACTACACAACACCATCCGTAAGTACAAGAGAAACATTGATTCAGAATTTGACCTAATACGTTCTGCGCTGCTGGAGTATTATGATGACGCTGATTTATCTTGACGGACTAAACGGTATTAACTACCACAGATTGATGACGCCCTTCATCCGATTAAAGGAAGAGGAGGGAGTCAACGTGCACTTTATTGACAGCCTTAATGAACTCAAAGAGTTTGACTTATCTAGTGTGTCGCACTTGGTGGGATCAAGAAGGTTCGGGGTGTCGGATGCTAAAGCCTTTAAACAATTCTTAGTAGACAACGATGTCAAACTTATACTTGACAACGATGACTATTGGGAACTACCAAAGGACAATCCAGCGTACGACCATTACAAGAACAACGAACAATACTTTATTAAAGACAGCATACAGATAGCGGATGAGATCTGGACACCATCAGCGTACCTCGCTGAGAGGATGAAGAAGATTAACCCCGACACTGTGTATAGGGTTATTCCAAATACCATCCATCAGAAGGAGAAGCAGTGGGCTGATTGGGAGAAGGATGTACAAAAGGATTACAAGGTAAGGTTCGGATACCTTGGTGCTAACGGACACCAGAAAGACTTGGACCAAATGGGAATGACATTTGAGAACCATGAGTTATACTGCATGAACTTGATGGACTACCCAGATAGATTGAAAGCAAAGTATAGAATGAACCCCGTGGATATTACTCAGTATGCACAGTTGTATAAGTTCTTCGACGTCTCCCTCAGCCCCTTGAAGAACTCAAGATTCAACAAGTGCAAATCAGAACTGAAGGTAGTAGAAGCGGGGTTCACTCGTACTGCAATCATAGCATCCAACGTAACGCCATATAAGGAGGTTATAAAGCACGAAGAGACGGGCATCCTATGTAGTAGCCCAAAGGAATGGAAAGAGGCCGTAGAAAGCATGACACTAAGCAAAGCGCAGAGACTTGGAAACAATCTGTACGAGTATTGTAAAGAGCACTACGATTTGTCCACCATAAATAAACTACGATTGGAAGGACTGTCATGAAAAACCTAACCATACCGCCATACCTAAAGCATTACGCAAATGACCTCACCCTCATGCGCATTGAGGCTAACCGTCAACGATACGAGGGCACACACAAACAGCGCACGGGAACAAAAAAGTCTGTGCTGCTTGGCGAAGTATCGAGAGAATACTACACAGAATACATAGGGATACTTGGCGAGTTACTGATGCG